AGAAGGATTAAATTTCCCCACCCAAGTTCAATATAAAGGCAGTAGATACCTACTCGTCAATACCTACATTGCTAACTCTAAAAGTCAAGAAGAAAATATAAAAAAGAGAGCAACAGAGTTAAATATCCTAGTGGATGTTAAGATAGATTAATGAATATAGAAGTTTTTTGTGATGGAGCCTCAAGAGGGCAGGGTCAAAAAAAGAGAGGCGAAGCTGCTTGTGCAACAGTTGTGTATAAGAATAGAAAAAAGGTTGCACAATTTGCTAGAGGCCTTGGGTCTAGAACTAATAATGAGGCTGAGTACGAAGCAGTTATAGCAGCGTTGTTGATATGCGCTTTATCTGATTTTATTGATCCAATTATTTATACGGACTCTGCGGTTGTTGCTAATCAGGTCAATGGAGTTTGGAGGTGTAAGAGTCCAGCTCTACTACCTCTGCTTATGACGATTGAGGAAATAAAATCAGAGTATAGATTTAGACTTATACAGGTTCCAAGAAATTTAGTTTGGGAGCCAGACTATTTAGCAAATACTTTTTTAGATCAATTAGAACAAAAGCAAAAAGAACTGTGATATAATTTATGACTATGGAAAAATTTAGAGATAATCAACCAATTATAATAGGTTTAGCTGGTAAAGCTGGCAGTGGAAAAACATCTGTTGCTGAATCGATTATTCCAAAGGGTTCTTTGGAAGCAACTAAGTTTGGTTACAGATGGGATCATTTATTTTTTGCATTACCGCTGTACGAAATGGCTTCTATTAAAAAGAATATAATGGGAGCAAATGAGAAGTCTAGAAAACTATTTGCTTTACACTCAACATTGTACGATCTGTATGGTGGTTCAGCAATAGGCAATATGCCAGCCTATGATAAGTTTGTTGAAATGGTTAGAGAAATCGAAGCTCTGCCAATTGAACCAGAGGGCATAAAGCCACGAACATTCCTTCAAAAAGCTGGAGATATATGCAGACAGGATTATCCAGAGTGTTTCGCACACTGGGCTATAATTAAAAGCAATAGACTATATAATCAATTTTGTAATGAGAATGATGATATAGATAATTCAAAGATGGCAATAATTATTTCTGACGTTAGATATCCAAACGAAGCAGCCGCTATACAAAAGCAGCCTAACGGAATAGTAATTTGCTTTGATGCTTCCGAAGAAACATTAAACAATAGATTACTTAAAAGAGATGGACAACTTCCCACAAAGGTTCAGTCAGAGCACGCGTCAGAAAATGGGATAGAAGCAGTGAAAGAAATGGCAGATGTCATCATTAACACTGATGATATGTCTCTTGAGGATCAAACATTAAATACACTAATAGCACTAGGAGTGAAGGTAAAAACAAATGCCTAAGATAAGTAAAAGCGCTTTTGAGCAGTCAACAGATTCACCATTGGATTCAATGATTAATTCCAATCCAGGAATAAGTATTACAACATCTCCAGTTTTGGTCTGTGGTGTAAACAGAAAAATAAACATTGGAAATTTTGAAAACATAGACGTCTATGCTGGAATAAGTCTTCCACTGGGCGAGGTTTCACTTGAGGATAAAGAGGCTCTTCAAGCAGCAATAGAAGCTGCGGCAGCCTATGGGTTTTCGATAGTCTCAAAAGAGACTGGAGATAGATATGTTTTAATTAAAGAGTCCCAACAGGGCAAATAGCTAAAACATATATTTGCAAGTTACTATTATAAACAATATAATATTACTATTAATTATCCAAAATTAAAATACAAACAGAGGTTGAAAATGTTTAAGAAATTATCCGATAAAATAAAGTCAGCTGCATTTAAAGCTCAGAAGTTAAATCCAAATAGCCCAATTGCTAAAGCTCAAGCTAAGGTTATCGACGAACTTGTGGAGCAGGCAGAAGCAGTAGCAGATATTGCGGTTGAAGCAGCAGAGAAAATTGCTTCAGATGCAAAGAAAGAAGTTGCTAAAGCTGTTAAGGAAGCATCAGCTCCTAAGGCTAAAAAAGTTGGCCCTCGCCCAGAAGATGAGGCAAGAGCAGCAACTTCAGCGGCTGCAAAAAAGGGCCGTCCAAAAAAGTCTGCTAAATAATCAAATGTCTTTGGCTAAGTTTAGGTTGGTCTCAAAGGGCAATGCTGCCCTAGTAAAAACTTTGGGCAAACCGCCACAACCACAGACCACACCTAAACCTAAGCCGGAGGACAAAAAATAATGGCAATGAAACAGCAGATCTATATTAGTGGACCTAGAATGGGAACCAATAATTGGATGTATGGAATAGAATTAAAGAACGCCCCGAAGCCATACAAATCCCCAAAGCCAAATGGTAAGGCTAAAAAACCTAAGAAAAAATAATGACACCAGCCTCACCGAATAATATTATTATTCACAACAGCTTGTATTCTCAAGAAGATTTAAAAAAAATATTATCTTTTTGTGAGGGCGCAAGCACATGGTCTAGTAGTACTTTTTACAGAAATGGAAAAGTAGAAAATTATCCAGACCTAAAAACAACCTTTAATGATGCTAGTCCAGAAGTTTTTAGTCTATTCACAAATGCTTTATCTTTAATTAAAGATCAAATAGAATGGTCATATGGAACTAGGGTAATACCAAAAAAGTATGAGGCCATAAGGAAATGGTCTCCAAATGAGCATCAAGACGTGCACGCCGATAACGAACTTGCAAGTGGAAGATTCCTAAGCTTACAGTATGTTACCGATGAAGATCAAGAGATTGATGAATCTGAGCATGCCCTACCGAATGATTTCGTTGATTACTCTTCTGTATTTTATATTAACGATAATTATACAGGTGGAGAGTTATTTTTTCCAGAGTATGATATAACAATTAAGCCTAAAGCCGGAGACTTTATTACCTGGCCAAGCAATGCAAAGTATCTACATGGGGTAACTAGTGTCATAGATGGCTATAGATATACAATGCCAAGCATGTGGTATAGCGAGAAAGCCGTATTACTTAATTCGATTAAAAGTTTTAAGTATGCGCGACGTATATCTGAGGAAAATTATAGTAATAAATTTGTAAAAACATCGGTACTATAATATAATATAAATTATTACAAGGAAAAATAATGGCAAAATCACCAGCATGGCAAAGAAAAGCGGGTAAGAACCCAGAAGGCGGCCTAAACGCTAAAGGGCGTGCCTCAGCAAAAGCTCAGGGCATGAATCTAAAGCCCCCTGTATCTTCAAAGCAAGCAAAGAAGTCACCCAAAGCAGCAGCTCGTCGTAAGTCATTCTGTGCTAGAATGGGCGGAATGCCAGGACCTATGAAAGATTCAAAAGGAAGACCAACCCGCAAAGCATTGGCTTTGCGTAAATGGGATTGCTAAAAGTTAGCACATTTTAAATTTCAAAATAAATAGGAGAATACTATGGCGATGAAAAAAAAGAGTGGTAAAACAAATCCAATGGCAGCTGCTTCAAAGAAGCAGAAGGTAACAAATCTCATGAAAAAGAATATGGCACCAGTGACATTCGATGGCACAAAGAAAAGACCAACGAAAAAAATGGGATCATAATAGGGATTTTTGGTTACTATGTCTAAGTATGTACAGAACACTGTAATTCCTTATGAAGAGGAACCAGTCAAAAAGAAGGCCGCAGCTAAAAAAAAGGCTGCTCCTAAAAAAGCTAGCAAAACTAAGGAGAAATAAATCATGGCTATGAAGAAAAAAGGTAGCGGAACAAGCGCACCAGAACCAACCGTATCAAACGGTCAGATGAAAATGGCAAATCGTCCAGTGAAAAACCCTGCGACACTTAAGAACGTTGCAACTGGCGGCAAGGGCACTACTGCTCCAAAGCCAAGCGTTTCAAGTGGTCAAGCTAAGATCGCCCAAAGACCAATCAAGGTTCTTGGTAAGATCGGTTCAGGAAAGGCAAAGAAGAAGTAATGGCTTCCAAGAAGAAGATGCCAGCTATGGGTAAGGCCAAGCCAAAAACTGGCATGACACCTGCTCAGAAAAAACTTCCGCCATTTATCCAAGCGGCAATTGCTAAGAAAAAGAAAAAGTAATTATATTACTGCGTCCCCCCCAATGCCTAAGAAAAAAGTTTCCTCATATCAAAAAAAAATCAAGTCTGTAATGGGCGAATTTGGTAGTGGAACCCTTCACTCTGGCAAGGGGGGACCGGTAGTTAAATCAAGAAAACAAGCTGTAGCTATAGCTATATCATCAGCTAAAAAGATCAAGAAAAAGAAATAATAGGAGATTAACATGAGCAAAGTAGCATGGGATTATATTGTCCCAGTTAAACTTCCAGCAGATCTTAAAGGTATTGAGCCCGGCAAACTGCCAGCACATCTTTTGCGTCCTATTGAAGCTGGCGGAAAGATGCACTGGCTTGCAGCAGCAGCTTACAATGCAATGGATGAGGCTGCGAAAGCAGAAGGCATTGAGCTAAAACCAACCTCAGCAGGTGACACATACCGTAGCTATGAAAGCCAACTCGCTGGTTTCAAACAAAGATATCAGCTTGAGCCAGTGGTCGGAACCAGCACAAAAACATTTGAAGGCAAGACTTGGTACCTCAAGAAGGGTATGGCAATGCTTGCCACTCCTGGTAAGTCGCAGCATAACCTCGGTTTGGCTGTTGACATCGCTAATGCATCAGAACCAAAGCGCCTCAATTGGATGATTGCAAATGTAAAGAAATTTGGTTTTTCATGGGAGGTTGTTCCTTCTGAACCATGGCACCTTCGCTATGTAGATGGTGACACACCACCTGCCGCAGTTGCAGAATGGATGTCGAAGAATAATTGGTCGAAGCCAGCAGGTGCAGCAACCGCACAAGCCGCTCCAGCTGCTAGTGGCGGAGCAAATATAAAGAAACTACAGGAGGCACTTAAGGCAAAGGGATTTTATAAAGGTGAAATCAATGGCCAAAAGGACGCTGCAACTGACGCAGCTATAAAAGCTTTTAAGGTAGCAAATAAACTCCCCGCTGATTCAGTTCCTGGACCAAAGGTCATGGAGCTTCTAGGCATTAAAGCATAATGCCATGGAACAGATTACTGTTGCTCTCATTGGTGTTGTCGGTGCTATTATTGTTACTCTTCTAGAAAAAGCTAGAAGAGAAAACAAAGAAGAT